TCACTGGCTGGACTAACGTGTTCCTGGATCTTAGTGTGATAGAAGATGACGTAGCCGATCAGCTTTGTATTATTCCTGAGGGGGAATGCGCGAATCCGATTACGGACGAGAATGATGTGGTGCTTACTGACGAAAATGGGGTATGTATAGAGTTTGCCTAAAAATGAATATATTTACAACGCTGTTCCGCAAAGGAAGATATCAAATTTATTGTCATGGTACTTTCTGACGCGCAACCTATTCAATTCTGGCCTGTAGACTGTGACACGTTTAACGAGCATGTCTCTGACGGTGTACATCATGTATGCTTCTGTCAGCCCGTCAACTGTGATGATACGATAGTCATTCAAGGATATGTGGTAGGGGAAGGATCTCCTCCTGTAGCTGATGATTATACGCTTACGATCGTAGCAGAGAATGGAGGAACACTCGCTGAGATTCCCTTTGATGTGCAGGAGGTAGGTGACAAGTTTGTATACAGTGTGACGTTGAATCTGGAGACAATGAGTCCTGACCTATGCAGTACCAGGGTCCAGTTTCAAATAAATAATGCCTCCACTGTTACCTCTGTAGCCAAGTCTGACTGCATAGACATCGCCGATCACGACAATACAATACTCATCACCTATTCTAACCATAGAAACTTCGCCGGATTAGTTTATCAGAATGCCTCTCCAGAGTTTGAATTCTACCTTCGTGTTCCCGCTATATTTTATCATCAGCGATTCCCCGAAGAGGATGAAGTCATTGAACTATCATCATCATTAGTTGCACTTACCGGAGAGTTGAAGCGCACCAGACTAATGGATACAGACTACATGCCGTATTACATGCATGAGAAAATTAAGCTTGTACTAAAGCATCAGTTCGTGTCCATCTACAACAAGGAGTGGGTGAAGGAGGCTGCTTACGAATTATCAGATACCGATAGAAGGTGGCCAGTCACCAAAGCAAAGTGCTGGATAACAGAGAAAGAATTTGTTCATAGAAATGTTTTATAACCTTAAACTTTAAAAAAGATGAATGTTTTAGTATTGCCTCAACAGAATGATGTGGTACAGGAGATGTCTCGCGTAATAAGAGAAGCCTACAAGGTATTCGCTGACATTTTCTGCGATGAAGATCAGCCGGATTACATCCAGCTTGAATGCGGATCAGAACTCGGTGGTGTTATCGCCATTGGTTTGATCAAACCCGGGTCCGATGTCGGAGATACCGATGTAGAAAAGATCGCCAACTTCGAAGATGAAGCCTGGTGGGCAGCAGCGTTAGCCGCTTCTCCGCAGGAAGCCTGGGTGATCCTTGACACTCGCGGCTCTCTTCCAGCAGGAACACCCACTGAGGAAGAAGGTTTCGGTTTGATCCCTACAGAACGTACGGGGGACGATCGTGAACTTACTTTCGAAGCACTTGGTGTGATGGAGAACCGTGACTTCGTAGCTGCTACCAACAAGCGCAGAGGCTGGGGTCTGATCTATGTAACGGCTGGTAAGGATACGACCACAGGAGGATACGAATCTTTCTATGTGTCGAACGTATCGGTGTACATGAGTGATTTGATCGAACAGTCTATCAAGACGCGCAAGCGTTGGTCAGGATCGGCCAAGTGGTCTACTGACATGACGCCAGGTCTTCCATTCATTGCTCCTGCTTCGATCTTTACCACGACTGCTTAAATGTTATACGGCTCAACCGAGTTTCGGGATCTCCTGATTGAAATTATCAGGAAGGAATACAGGCATCATAACTATGCGCTCACTGTGAAGTTAGCCAAGGAGATGTCTGTGCATGTGTACGGAGAAAGACCGGATAGTCTGCTCTCCCGTGTTCGTCCCGGAGAGGACGCAGATATCATGCAGTACCGACTCGATAACTTTGAGCCAACCACCAAAGCGCCCTGTGGTAAGGCGCTTAAGATCGTATCCAAGATCTTCAATCCTAACCTGTACTCTATCATCTGGCCCAAGGATAATCCTGTAGCCGAGGAGTTGCGTATCTACACCACGTATTATTTTCCGGTGTATAATTCGCTGATGGTGTATAACAAGGATGTTACGCTGAAGAAAATGATCGCGGATGCCAACGCTGTGATGGCCGTCAAGCCACAGCGTATCCCACAGAATGATGCCGAGAAAGTCAAGCCGATCGTTACCATCTACTGTTCAGAGGATATCTGGAACTATGATCTTGATCATTACCTGTTCCACATATCGGAAGAAAAGCTAAATGGAGATACCATTCATACCTTTGAGTATTATGACTTCACACAGTTCATCCGGTTCCAAACCTCTTCGCCTAACTATCCCGACCTCAAGATCACCGTTATCGAGTCCTACCAGCACAGCTTTAAGGATGAACGGGGGGAACAAGAAATTCCATGTTGGAAGTTACGTGGTAATACATTAACAGTCACAGACGGCGACCCTGTATACGAGTCCTTCTTTGCTGATGCCCAGCCGCACTGGAATCTTTCGCTCATCCATGAAAGCGATGTTCTCGGTTCGTTCGTAAAACACATGAACCCTCAGCGCTACATTATCGGGGAAGAATGTCAGAACAAAAAAGAAGTCGATGGCATCATGCTGCGTTGTCACAACGGTACGCTTAGAGGCGGCAGCAAGGATGGTAGAGGACTCTCCATGCAGTGCGACATGTGCGGCGGTACGGGCAAGGTAGCTTCCTCTCCGTACGAGGATATGATCATGCTGCGCCACAAGCTCGATGAGATGACCAACCTGACCATGGATCCTGTAGGCTATGTCCACGTACCCGTGGATGCTACCCGGATGCTGGCCGATCGGGCTGACATTATGGTACAGCGGGGTAATGCAGCGATCAACATGCTGATCGAAGATTATGTCGGCGCTAATCAATCGGGTGTAGCCAAGATCTATGATCGCTCCGCACAAAGCGATACGATCTATGATATCGGTATGGCGATGTATGATGTTCACTTCCAGAATCAATACTACTTCATCAACAAGTACATGAATGAAGTAGCGGATAGGTCGGCGGGTAAAGCAACGGATGAGAACCTACCACAGGTTAACAAGCCGACACGCTTCAATGTTGAAACCATGGCAGAGTTAGTTAACTCATTCCGTGAAGGTGTAGCTGCCGGACTCGATCGTAACTTCATGCAAGTAAAACAGATCGAGATCCTCTCGAAAGACCTGGATACCAACCCTGATCTGAAGAAGTACTACGTGACTATTGTGAACCTTGATCCCCTGTTTGGTATGACACAGGTAGACATTGATGCCAACCTGGCCAAGACCTTAATCAAGAAAGAGGACGCTGTGATTCACGCGAACCTGAAACCCTTCGTGGATAAGGCAGTGGCTGAGAACAAAGGATTTCTCGATTTTGACCAGACGGTGAAGATGGATATCTTGCGCAAATACGCCCAGGAATTGATCAAAACGGAAAAGCCGATGATCGATCCAATGGCCATACCGCCGGATGACACCACAGGAACTAGCTCTACTGATCGAGACACTGATACTTGACGCTGATGCCAGGTATGCCAAGACCTTACAACGCTTTCAGAATGTCCTTTACGATGAGCTTGCGCTCATCCTGAAAGACCTTGATCTCACTAATGGTTATATCCAGCAAACCACTGCCAACCGGCGTATCTTAACCGAGGCTTATAATGCTATCGATACGGCATACACCTCCCCTACCTATTCGCTTGCTGTTAGCAATTACGTGGCGATTGTTCCCAAAATCGATGCGGCGAATATTGCATACTTCACCTCGCTTGAATCGGGTTTTGCGCCGAAGAAAGTATATCTGAAGTCTATCCAGAAGGAACTCATTACTACGGTTAATCAGTACGTGATGCAGGACGGATTACAGTCTCAGGTGATCCAGCCGCTTAATCAAATCTTAAATCAGAACATCAATGCCGGAGGATCTTACTCAGGCTTCATTGATCAGGTACGTACCTATGTGAGGGGATCCTCTGAAGTGGAATCCAAGGCTATGCAGTACACCAGGACGTTCGTCAAAGACACGCTGTTCACATATTCCAGAACGTATCAGCAGGCCGTAAGCGCTGATCTGGGGTTGACGTATTACTACTATTCAGGATCGTTGATGGATACCTCCAGGCCATTCTGTGTAGAACGATTCGATCAATACTATTCCAAGAAAGAAATTGAATCATGGGCTGGACTTGAATGGAAAGGGAAGAAACAAGGTACAACGGAGAGTTCCATATTTCATTTTGCGGGAGGGTGGAATTGTGGGCATCAGATTATTCCTGTGTCCGAATTGATAGTACCCAAGGAGGTTAAGGATAGACAATAAGAAAGGGAATCCGATCGCCTACCAGATTCCCTGTCTACCAGAGAATTTTAGAATTTATGAAGAAGTAAAGATAATTAAAAAGGCCAGCTATTGTGAGAATAACCGACCTTCCATGTTCTTAGTAGTTTACCACTCGGGGCAACACTCACTCCTACTACAAATGTAATTTACTATATTTATCACAAAATCAATTCATTATGTATGCTAAAGTAAAGGATCGCAGGACTGGGGTGCTTAAAACCGTGATGGCCAAGGCGTATCAATTAATCCCACACCGCTATGATTTGTTAGGTTACATAGACGAGGATGGTAATCCTGTCGAAGTAGCTGCTCCCACTCCCCATGTAAAAAAAAGTCTAGCAAGGGCTGTCGCTCCTGCGGCGGCTAAGGCCAAGCTCACCCGTGAAGATCTTGAGCGCATGAATGCAGAGGCGATGGAGAGAGCTAAGAAGAATAAGGCAGAACTCGATTCGCTTAGAGTACCAGAGGGTTTTGGATTGAATCCTGATATACTCGATGAGGTTGATAAGCAGATTGCTGCTATCCCACCTAGGCCATCCGCTACTAAAGTCAAATCCGTAAAAACATTTAAAAAATGAAGACCAAAGATTTCTATTCCAAATTGAAAGAACAGGGAAAAATAGATTCCCCCGACTTTGATGCATTTATTGAATCGCTGCAGGACAGTGACGTACCCGATGCAGTGGTGAAAGCGATTGAAGATAACTTCCTCACCCGTGAACGGGCGATGTCAGACCGACAAGTGAGCATGGACATCTGGGGCAAGGCGTTAGTGCCTGTCGATAAAGAGATTGATCGTATTACCACCTTCATTGAATCGCTCGACAAAGGACTGGCCAATGATATTCGCTGGATGGTAAAGGATCTTGGACCAGATAAGAGAGTACCAGATACCTTCAAACAACTGGGAAAGATTTCTCAATCATTACCGAAGATACTGGAGAAAGTTAAGGCTGCACCAGTGGATGATGAAGCTACCAAGAAGAAGTTAGCCGATTACGAGCGTAACATACAAGAGTTAACCGGCAAGTTTACCGAAGCAGAGAAAGCATACAATACCCAACTGGAGCAACAGAAACTAGAATCAGAGAAGTATCTCAATGACTACAAGATAGATACTCAGTTGCAAAGCATGGGAAATAAGTTTACTTTAGCAGAAGCTTACGAAAAGAACCGCGAGGATTTTACGCAAGTGTTCCTGTCCAAAATTAAGTCAGACAATGACTTGAGACTTGGAGATAAAAATGAGATTCAGGTCTACGATCGCGAGTCTGGAAAACCGAAGTTCAACGGTAACTCCCCAGTTACTATTACTTCATTGCTGGAAGAAAAGTTTAAGCCCTTCCTGAAACAATCAGGACAAGCCGCAGCTCCAACCCAGGAAAGTAATCATCGTCCACCTGAACGCAAAGAAGGCCA